ATATGACAGGGATAAGCACAAGGGATGGGTAAAACTGAGAAATTCATGCCCGCGTCCGTGCGGGCTTTTTTATGGTGTTAATACTTTTATTCTACCGGCCGTCTAACTCAGTTCCGTCTCCCCGCTGGCATAACTGAGGCTCTTCTGAATTATTTAGCAATAAGCCCCACACAATTTTCTTCAGCTCCTCAAGGTTTGATTTAAGTGCTTCAATTTCAACCTGCTGCGCGCGAACCTCACGGGTCAGCACCTGAATGGCTGCAATACTGTCCAGCAGCAGCACGTTGTCATCAAGGGTATATGTGCCGCCACCATCACCTGCAGGGTCACTGTAATGAACATACTCCGGGTCGATGGTCATAATCTGCTGTGCAATAACGCCGCGCCGCACCCGGCGCTTCGCATCGTTTTTGAATACAAACGTCTTCAGCTCCATCAACGCAATATTACTGACGGACTGCAGACCATCATAATCCTGAATATCCGTTTTCAGCGTTTCATCAGATGCCGCTGCCGGTGTAAAAGAGAAGTTTGTGGAAACACCATTTATGACTGAAATGCCATCAATGTTCGGTGAACGATGGAACTGCCAGAAACTCGATGTATTACTGTCTCCATCCATCCTGAAACTGAGCCGGGGGTGATCCGATACGCCTGTAGCGGGAGTAAATATCCCCACGGACCAGCGGGCAGGCCAGCCATCCGGGCGCTGTGTCGCGCCAGTAGCAAAGGGCGTAAACGCATTTGCGAGGTTAAATTGTTGGGGCACTATTACTGCTGCCACTCCGGCACTATCTGTGGGCAGAGATGGCCTGAGCCCTGCTGTCTGCCAGCCATCATTTGAATTAATTGCCAGTGGGGGCACATTTAAAGAACCATTGCCCATTAGCTTCCAGGTGCTTTCAAAATCCAGCGTTTCTGATGTTTCACTGCGTAACGTTAGCTCACCGTAAGTGGCCCCACTCCCTGGTTTGTAAGCAGGCTTAAAACTTACCTCTCCTTTGACATTTACGGCTCCGGTGTAATCAATAGCCGAACGTAAAGACGGCCCCTTAACAGTATTTCCGACAGGTACAGCAGAACTGAAAACCGATATGGCATCGTAACCAGTTTTTGTATGTACATTTAAAACAGCGGGAAGGTCAGTGAATTTCTGAGTCACCGTATCAGTGAGACCATTAATTCTGGTGATATCACTGTTGTTACCTTTGAGTGCGAAGGGCGCTCCGCCCGCTGTCGACGAACCGGTACCTCCGTTAGCGATGGGAATAATGTCAGCGCTGGTGAAGATCTGGCGCACACTGAAAACGCGTGATCCTTTTGCGCTTCCTATGCGCACCTTGTAGCAACGGAAGTTATTATTTCCTGACGTGTTTGGAATCAGCGTCAACTCAATCACTGTGCCACTTGATGTGATACCGTCAACAAGAATGAAAACTTGTGTAGAAGCATCGTAGGACACACCTGCCGGCACGTTGCTCCAGACCGAAGAGCTGATTAAATACATAGCTCCTGTTGTGAAATCGAATTGTTGCCAATCAAGTGCCGTTAGTGCGGTCAGGTTTGTCAGGCCAAGGCCCAAATCAGTCAGCGGTTTTTTGCCCACCGGTTGCCAGTCACCCCATGGACCATCAGTCCCGTTCCATGCAGCCGCCAGGGAACGCACATATACATTGCCGTTACGCACGGTATAACGTTGCGTTCCGTTGAACTGCCCGCCCGCAAATACTTCAAGGAATCCAACAGCATTCGGTTCCGGAAAATTGCTGGCTGGCTGCGCATTATTTGATGTGCCCTGCATCCATACGCCGGTATAAGCGGCTGTTGGTCCATAGCTGTTCAGATTAGCAGCTGCAGGCAGCGCCCCCCGGATCTGTTGAGAGGCTCCAACAAGCCCCGCCATTTTTTGCCAGCCAGGACCCGTTACGGCGGGCATGCTGCTGGTCAACTGGACGGTAATATCACCCGGTGCCGTATAGAAGTTTGTCCATACGCCCTTCTCGGTAAGCAGCCCGCGCAGTGCCTCTGTCGACTGCGCCACCAGCTCAGCGGTGACCTGGTTCATCGTTTTACGCGGTACCGCTGCCCACGCTGCGCCGGTGGTCGGCCCGGTGAACGGACTGACGAGTGTGACCGCCGTGTTGCTGGTTACCGTATCAACCGGCAGGGTATACAGCACGCCGCCGATGGTGGTGACAATGAAGTCGCCGGGCTTTAAATCTGTGGTGAACAGCGTGCTGGTACCAACAATCGCTGTTGAGTTGTTGGTGAGTTTGAGGGTTCCTGCGGACATGGTGTCTCCTGAAAATAGGCAATAAAAAACCCGCCGGAGCGGGGTTATCAGATGTAAAAATTAACAGGTTCAGTCGTACGCAGCGGTGTTAATCGCGGTCAGGACAATACCTGTATTGCTCCCTCCCGCAGGGCTGCCCTGGCCGATCTGATTACCGACGGCATTGATGCGGGTGTTCGCGCCATCGAACCGACAGCCCGTATATGCCATAACGCTGATAATGACGGGCTGGCCCTGGACCATTACCTGCCACAATGACATTCCCAGCGTCGCGGGAGCGACCGCCCAGGAGCCGGCCAGCGTCTGGTCGATGTTGATCCCCCCGCCTGCGCCCGGCGTGCCGACCGTCACTAAATCAGACAGCACCCGGCTTTCATTGGTCAGCACCAGTTTCCCGGCGGCGTCCCAGATGGCAAAGCCACATGCAGGCAATGACTGGGGAAAGATGGCAAAAATATATGCGGTAAGTGTGTGCTGTGTGTTTGCGGCGCCCACCGGCGTACCGGACGACACCCTAATCACGCCGCCAACCCGTCCGGCATGTGTAAACGTTGGCGCGTCGGTATTTGAAACCCGGCAGAATGCGATTGCCGGATATGAGGGGTCGATCGGTATTTCTGCTGATGCCACACCATTACTTCCGGAGTTCACCACCACTTTCCGGTATAAACAAAACGGTGTCGACTGCGGCGTAACAAACGGATTGCCGTTATCGAGCAGTATCATTGCACCATAATCAGCCACTTAAACCCTCTCCATAAATATAACCAGCTCGCATGCTGAGGCCGGATAATTGCCGGGCCCGATCTCGCTGGCCGGCGACAGCGAGATGGTATTTCCCGACGCCATAATATGTCGTCCCACCTTCGTTCCTCCGTTATCAAGCGAAACCACATAGCCCAGCTTAAACCCGGCGGGGACCGGGAATGACCAGGAGCCGCTGGCCTGTCCCTCCGCCAGCGATACCATGCCGACGACCGATACCGGCTTGATGCCATAGTTATTGGGACGGCCTGCACCGTCCCACGTTTGTACGCCAAACGCCATCAGTACACCCCGTCAAGGTAGCCAATCTGAACACGCAGAACCCCGTTAGCATCCCGCACGCTGATTTTCTGGTTGGTCTGCTTCATGGAGCCCTGTCCCGGTACCGAGCCGTTATTCTCGAAATTACCGCCCTTATCCAGTCGCCAGCCAACAACGCCAGCCTGATAGTTATTCGACTGGATGAAACTGCCGATCTTCGCGTTCGTGATGGTTCCGTCCTGGATAAAGCCGGAGCTGAGAAACACCTGACCGTTAACGATGGCGAACGGCGAATACTGAACGCCGCCCTGCCCCGACAGCATCACGAACTGATCGGCATTAATCGCAACGCGGGTTTTCACCCCGGAACCGTCCGCGATAACCGCGACTGACAGCCCGGCGTCGTAATAATTGCCGTTGTATTTAACACCCGTTCTCAGCGTGTAAACTGCATTGGCACTGGCAACATCAGCGTAGGCCGTGTACTTCTCATTGATGGCCGCTTCCTGCTGACCAAATTTCGCTGCCACCTGCGTCTGATACTGTGCGAACGCCTGATCCGCGCTGGCCTGTGCGTTCTGAATGGTGGTGATGCTGCTGTTAACACCCTTAAAATCCGCAGCCACGGTCAGCTTATATTCTGCGAAAGCTTCATCAGCTGACGCCTGGGCGGTTTTGACCTCGTTGATTTCCGCCGCGCTCTCACCGAACTGAACGGCAACCAGCTCCTGAAACTGAGCAAAAGCATGTTCAGCATCAGCAACAGTGATTTTTACCTGTGAAATCTCAGCGCGGGTCGCTCCCACCTGCTCATACTGGATCTGCGCGCCTTCGACCTGCGCCAGCGTGTTCTGCATCTGGCCTGCCAGGCTGAAATCAATCTGCTCTGTCAGGCGCCTGCCGTCCTCCGACGTCAGCAGGTCTTTGGCAATAT